CAATACAACATTTCACCCAACTGTAAAAGCAATTTTGACTGCGCAAGATTTGTATAAGCCAGTTGCTGAAATTAAAGCTGGTTCATTAAACGATGTGTTTCGTATTGGCAACATGGGAAATCACCCAGACATCAAAAGAATTGACGAAATGCATTCACTTTCAGTTGGCGATGTAATTGTTGACGAAACAGGCCACGCAGTTTTTGTTGCACCAATCGGTTTTAAATCAGTTCACGCTTGGAACTAATTAACGGGGCTTCGGCCCCATTTATCGGAGAGAAAAAATGAAAAACGGATTTACACCAAAAGAATATGCATACGCAGTTGCAATCGATGCCTTGTACCATGCAATTAAAAATAAGGATCGTGAGATTGATGATGTTACTGAATCAGAGCAAAACAAAGTCATTGATCAAATGAAAAAACTTAGAGAAGTTTTGGCACAAAAATCTAATTTAGACATAACACCAATTTAAACAACCGGGGTTTCGGCCCCATTTATCGAAGAGAATATATGAACCCAATCGACATCCAAATCACCCAAGTAGACCGCCTCGGTTTATTGTTGGCACAAATTGCTGATTTGACCAAAGAGGCAGACAGCATTAAAGACCAAATCAAAGAGGCAGCAACTGCTGGTGGCTTAACCTCTTACGAGGGCAATTTATATCGCGCAACCGTTGTGGCCAGCAATCGCCAGGTTGTGGATTACAAGGGCCTTGTTGCTGACCTGGGCGTTAGCGATGAGCAGCTGCAGATGTTTACTAAAATCACAGCAGTATTTGCAGTAAAAACAGTAAGCCGTTAATAGACCGGAGGGGTTTGCCCCTCCATTTTTGGAGAGAAAAAATGGAAGATACACAAGCATTACATCACCAGCAGCAGCTGGAGCATCAAGAGCAAGCAGCGCAGCCAGCTTATTGCGACTACATCGCTCACATAACCAAAAGAGCCCTTAACGCACCAGACCCTTTAGCCATTGTTTATGGTGCAGGTCGCATTCATTGGGACTTAGGTCCAGAGGGTCAATTTCTTAGCACTAAAAAGCATTTGTTTGTTGTCGATTGCAATGGCCGTCATTACAAAATCACCGTGGAGGAAGTATGACCAAAATTAACCTAGTAGCAAAACATTTAATCAGCAAGAAAAAAATAACCAGTTGGGAGGCAATCGAGCGCTACCACGCCACACGCCTAGCTGACATCATTTTTGACCTTAAGGCAGAGGGTTGGGACATTGTTACCGATATGGTCAAAGAGCCGTCTGGTGTGCGTTACGCAGTCTACCGCTTGATCTCAGTACCACGCAAAAGTCGGGTGTCAGCATGAGAAAAACTAACTTTGAGGCCAATAAATGGCAGCGCAATGTGTTTACTAAAAAAGAATCTCCTTGGATGGAGGCCTTTGCTGCCGTAGGTTTAGTTGTATTTATTTTACTTTTAGCATTTATTTAACGGAGAGAATATGCAAAAAATAGCAACCGCATTAGTCAAAGCGCAAAAAGCCTTTGGGCCTGCGCTCAAATCGTCCACCAATCCACACTTCAAATCAAGGTATGCTGATCTAGCAGCTTGCGTTGAGGCCGTGATTGATGCCTTAAACGACAACGGTATTGCCTTAGTTCAACATTCCCATGAATGTGCAGATGGAATCATCATTGAAACTATTTTTATCCATGAGTCTGGTGAGATGATTTCGGGTGGCAAGCTCCATGTGCCAGCTACCAAACAGGATGCCCAGGGGTACGGTTCGGCCATGACCTATGCTCGGAGATTCAGTTTGCAAGCAGCCTGTGGCATCGCTCCAGTAGACGATGACGGCAACCAAGCATCGCGCCCAGTAAAACCTAAATCTACCCGCACCAAGGCAGAGATTGAGGCCTTGATTACGGCAGCCACATCAACCGACCAGTTAACTGCTACATGGAAAACATTAGCAGCGGACGAGCGGGAAATGGTGCGAGACTTTGCAGCCAAACATCACACCAAATTAAAAGGAGATCAAAATGCGTGAACCAAATCCATTCCAACAAGACGGGACCTGGTGGAATAATCGCCTTGGTAAGTTAACCGGTTCTAGGATGGCTGCGGCCATGAACTTCCTAAAGTCTGGCAAAGAGTCTAGTGAGCGGGAGAACCTACGATACGAGGTGGTGGCCGAGCGCATCACCAACACCTTTGCGGACAAGTACATGACTTCGGATATGCAATGGGGCGTAGACCAGGAGTGCGCCGCTAAAGAGGCCTTTGAAAACCTCACAGGTTTAATGGTTAAGGATGTCGGCTTTATTGACCATCCAAGTATTGATCATTGCGGTGTGAGCCCTGACGGGTTTGTGTCCGATGGCTGCTTGATTGAGATCAAATGCCCCAAGACTAAGACACACATGAAATATGTGGCCAACCAGGCTATTCCACCGGAATACAAACCACAGATGCTTTTGCAGTCAGCTTGTACCGGTAAAGATGTCTGGTTTGTGTCCTATGACCCGCGTATGGGGGAGGGAAAAGACCTATTTATTAAGAAATATGTCCCGACCCCAGAGGAGTTGGCAGAGGTTGAGGCAGCTGCCGAGAAGTTTTTAGCCGAGTGCGATGCTTTATTTGAGTTTTTTAATGATGAATCGAATTATTTTGATAAAGGGAGTTTTTAATGTTAATGATCGGATTAGCCCGCCTGGGCAACGACCCAGAGGTTCGGTTTACACCAGACGGCAAGGCCGTTATGGATTTGTCCTTGGCGTTCTCGTATGGCCGTAAGGTCGATGGTAAGCAGCCAACCCAATGGGTCAATGGGACCATGTGGGGGGATAGATGCGAGAAGTTAAGACCGCACCTCACCAAAGGCCAATTATTGTTTGTCAGCATGACCGAACCCCATGTAGAAACCTATAAGCGCCACGATGGCACCGAGGGCGTTACTTTAAGGGCTAGGGTGGGCGAATTAGAGTTTGCTGGGGCAAAGCCCGATTCGCAGCCACAAACGCCTCAGAGCGCCGGAAAATATCCTTCACGGTCCTATGCGGGTGACATTAACGATGACACGCCATTCTAGGGGGAGACCATGAAAATGATCATAGCCGGTGTTTGTTTACTATTTTTAAGTGGTTGCGGCATCCTGCCCGACAAAAACGCCATGCCAGAGCAGCTGCTGGTAGTCGATGACAAGGTCCATTCGATGAGCCGTCTTGAGGTGGTTACGGCTATTCAAGACTGCCAGGTTGCTAAGACTAGAGCCGTTGTCATTTACGGTAAGCGCAAGGTTGGCGGTATGACCCGCGATATTGTGGTGGATGTCTCATGCGCCCCGCTTTATTAATTGTTGGCGCAGTTTTGTTGGTTTTATGGCATATGGAGGCCGTTCACGATGCGTACCGTGAGGGATTTACAGATGCCATGACCTACGAAAAAAAGAGCCCCACCAAAGAGGCAGGGCAAGAGGGTTTAAAAGAAACCAACGAAATCAATATTTAGTGTATCACGCGTAAGGACGAGTACCGCTGCGATCAATAATCAATGCCTGTTGCCGAGGTTTATCCTCTGGGTTATTAGGGATTGAAATATGGGTCCAGCGGTCAAACTCGCGAATAATCTGGTCGTACCCAAGGCCGGCAGCCATAACAGTCTTGACCACCTCATCTGGGGTCATGCCTGGCACACGAATATCCGCAGCGCAACCAATTCGGTGCTGGCTAGTGTCCTTAGACCCTACCGCGTCATTGACCTGCTTGCAACGAAATGCAGAATTAATCATTACCGGTTTACCGCCTAACGCAGTTTTGACCTGTTCTAAAAACTTAGCCAGGCGGTTTAGGTTAGCCAGTTCATCGGTGTTTGGCGTATTGTCAAATTGCCGGTGGTCGGTGGTAGTCAACTCCTCTAGGCTAAAGTGGAGGGTTAGTGGAGTAATCATTTTTTAATCATTCCTTTCATTTCTTCGGTTTTGTTTTTACTACCCTGGCTGGACCCAAAGTAAAACGATAGAACTTGGCCCGCAGCCGAGGTTATAAAACCAAGGGCAAAAATAACCAGTTGTTGTTGATTGTCTGGGGTATCTACAAACATCAATATCCCAATTAAGAAAAACGCCAATCCTACAACCCCTAGCGCTAAGACGGGGACCACAACCTTATCCAGCTTAGTTGCGTGTTCCGAGGTGGCTACGGCAGCATATGCCTTGCGCGCAGAGTCGCGGTCAGCTGCATCTAGTTTGGCGTACTCTAGGTCTAATTCTTTAAGTTTTAAGGCCATGTCAGGATTGCCGGTAAGAGCCTGGGTGACCCCTTCTACAGTAGCATCATCAATCCCTAACTTGGAGGCAATCCAACCTACGGCAGCGCCACCGGCTGGGCCAGCAACCGCAGTTGCCAACATGGGTGCAACCCCTTTAAGTATGCCTAATAAAGTGTCCATAAATTAATCCCCATACAAATAAATAAAATTGATGCCATCCAAGCAGCCACCAGTAAGTCGTATTTATTCATTTTTTACTTTTTGATAGCATAGTTGCGCCAATATAAAGCATTGCTTTAGCTTGTTCTAAATCAGTTGGCTGCTTATCCCAACCTACCGTAATCTGCCCTACAAACCTGCTGGGGTCAGGCGGTACACTAATTCTACAACCAAATGTCATCCCCTTTTCTATATACCACAGTCCAATTTCTGACTGTGCTGCTTTGTATTCACCACATGGAATATTACTAGCCATCAAAGCAATTACATCGTGGTTATTTGCTTGGTTTGCAGTAAATAATCCTACATCCAAACCATCGTTTGTTTTATCCCTTCCGGTCTTTGTATAGGCTCGATACTGTATGCGAGTACCAAAAAGAGGGTTAACTTTAAATATCGTTATTACAGTTGCGTCAGTTGTTTTAAATAAATGAACCGCTACATCGTCCACTCTATCTTCAGCAATACTTGGCAGCCTTTGGCTTTCTTTGTAAGTTCCAACAATTAACTCTTGCTGGTCATAAATAATGTACCCTGCAAACGCAAAAATAGCCATTAAGATAACTGCAAACAGTTTAAATGGTGAGTCTACATATGCCAACACTTTAGAAAGCGTGTCATTAGCGTTTAGCTTTTCTTCGGCCATTATTTTTTACTTCCCCAAACGATAAAGTACGCAATCCATGCAGCCGCCAAAAAACACCAAAATTGCACCCATTTAACCTTTGACAACTCCGCATCAAAATACTTGCGGTCCTCTTTTTCTAGGCGCTCAATCTCGGTTTTGATGTCAATTAATTTTTGCCATTCTTTAGTGCCGTACTTCTTAATAAAATCTATGCGCAGCTGGTATTCCTCATCGGAAATCTTCTTGCGGTGTTTGTATTCCTCAAGAGCCCTAAATATAGCTCGTTCTTTCCTTAACTCCGCTTCTCTGCGTTCCCGAATTTTGGCATTTGCCCGTTCTTTTGCTACATCTACCGCCTCTTTTTGTACTTCCTCAATGTTCTTACCAATTTCTCTACCGGCTTCTCTACCGGTTTTCATCCCCTCGCTGATACCCTTGGCACCAGCCGATAACCCTAGTTCGTCTGCCATATATCATCATTTTTTTAGTCTTTGCCATATTTCTGATATTGGCGTTGAGTTGATTTCCCTCCAGCCAATAAAGACACAGGCAAACATAATAAATAGGAAGAAAGCAAACAAGACCGTAAAAATAATAACCGCAAAAATTGCAATAAATAAAGCAAAAATATTGAGTATGGTTAATAACATTTAATGGGCCATTAGCATGATTGTTAATATAAATAAAAGGATTGCAATATAAATGCGTTTTGCCCAATATTGTCGATTTAATATGCGGGGGTCGTGAATTAGGTAACTCTGCAACTCCAACATATCTTCGTCATATTCAATGTATTTTGGCCTTAACGGGTTTAGGTAATATGCACAACCTATCTTAATTTTGCCATTGTTATATGGCACATCCATTACTTGTCGGCCTTATCTGCCAATCGGTCAAAAAACGATGCCATGATGCTTTCTAGCTTGTCAAACCGTGCAGCCATCTCAACCCGCACTTCTTTTAGGTCATCCTTGCGCACATACAGTTCTGGCAGACCTTTTTCAATCAGGTGGATGTCTCTGCGCAATTCTTTAACAGAATCCCATAGTTCTCTAGCAAACCAGCCAATGGATGCAACAACGCATCCAAGGGCAATATTGATAATCGTTTGCCATTCCATATTAGGTTTTCATGATGTAGCAAAGCGCATAGTAAGGCGGCAAATTAGCGTTAGTTCCGCTTACACCAGCAGTTGCATTGCTTACTGTAATTCCAGTTGTATTGGTTTGCGTGTTTTGTGTAGCTAAATTAGGTGCCGCATTAGCGTTAAATCCACTACCACCACCTGGAAGTTCTTGCGTACCTTTTATTTCATGAAGATGACCAGGGTCGGTAACTGTAGCTGCGTGTGTATGACTTACAACAACCGCATCTGCTGAACCGCCTGTAGCGTTTACTGCATAAGTTGTTCCAGCACCTATTACAAACCGGTCTCTTAGGTCTGGCGTACCATTATTTCCATTACATAGCACATATCCAGCTGGAATTGATCCAATTGATCCAGACCACAAGAAAATACCGCCAGCGGGTATTGGAGTGGCAGCTGGAGGGGTTGCGCCAATAATTCCATACAAATTGTCATAAGTCTGTATGGTTACATTGTTAGAGGTTGCAAGTACAAATTTATAGAAAAACCCCTCTGTTAACCAAATAGTAGAGGGTGGCCGGCCATCCGTTCCCAAGATAATTGGATTGGTATTAGCAATAAGACCGCTAGAGTCTGTAAAGGTAGAGAGCGGGGTGGTTGACCCAGCTTGGTAGGTATAAAGTTTTCCGGCGTTTAAAGGCAGGCCATCGTTATTAAAAAACTGAAAACCATTGCCTATGGGGGATAGATTGACTGCCATAATTTATTCCTTTTTACTTAAAATGTCTCTAATTAAGTTTGACTTGCCTTTAACGCCAGCTACTGGACCTAAAGTTTCTTGTTCAAATTTTTGTCCTGCTCGGCGCTCGCGGGCTTGTTTTGCCATAGTACCTAGGGGTATAACATTTATATTTAGTCCTACTTCAAGCAATTTTCCAGCTTTTTCCGCAAGACCAGCAACCAAAGTGTTGCTGTTGTTTGCAAAACTACCTTTTGGTTGGGCCATAACTTTTTTGGATACTTCACCTAAATCTCTAAGTGTTTGTGCCGTAGCGCCATCAAAAATGTCTTTTAATTTAGGGTCTAGTTCTTTCAACGCTGTGTTATAAGCAGCTTGGGAAAAATTGCCTTGTTGATCTACTGATTTGTTTCTTAAATGCTCAATAATATTAGCCGCAACTGCGTATTGGCCATCGGTGCCTTTGCCAAGGGCTTCCATCATAGTTTGAACATTCTTTTCAGTTCCCTTGTTTTTACTAAGCACATAAACATTTACAAAGTTCTCAGGCGCAACTTTATCGTCAACGGCTGCTTTGTAGGCGGGGTCTCGTTTAAGGGCCTCAAAACGCTCTCTAGCCGCTGATCTTGCAGCATCTGCTAGGGGCTTAAGTGCTGCAGCCTCGCCAGTTAACGGTAAGGCCTCTAACGAGTCTCTAACTATAGAAAGAGCCATAGAGGCATTTCCATCGTTTGCAGCTTCTGCTTTTCTTATTTCTGTAGCCAAATTAGTACGCAATGCCTCAAACTGCTCAAAATCCATCTTGCCACCATCACGGTATGCTTGTAACTGCCTTTGCATTGCAGGTGGCACAAACTCGCTTTTTAGTTTTTTGCTTAATTGCACATCGGCATTGTTTACAAAGGCGCGAGAATTAATTGGAAAATTACCACCAGCTGCCGTTTCTAAATCTTTATATAAACCGTTAATAATGGTTCGCCGGTCGCTATCAATACCTTTGTAAGTATCAATAACAATTTGACCAAAATCAGATGGTTTAGAGCCTGGCAAATCAGGCGCAGCACGGTCTCTAATAGCAGATAAGTTTTCAATTAATGCTTTATTTGTTTCGCCCATGCGGTAGGCAATATTTGGCAATTCGCCACGGCGATTTAACTCGTTACTAAGCGCCACCAAATCGCCAGTAGCTTGGCCGCGGGTCATATAGATGGGTACCGGTAGATTTAATGCTTGGGCATGAGACTCTAAGGCCTGCAAGTTAACTCGATTAGTTGGAATGTTGCGCACAGCACCTTGCAGTTCTGGTGGCAATGCATCAATAGCCGCTCTAATTGCTACAGGGTCACGCCGGCCAGCTGCGCCAACACTTGCTAAACCTGGCAGTCCTGGTGGGTCTTGCTTAAATTGCGGAGCCGTTCCCTCAACAACCGCCTTAACATTTTCGTATTCTTTAGCCGACATTCTTGGCTTGCCCTCTGGCTTGGGAGGAGGCAATCGACCCGCAGCCGTAACCGCAGTTAATTCTGGGGCTAATACTGGTGGTAGTTTTGTAGCTTCAAATGCCTTGCCAACTGTTTGTACCATTTCTTTGCCAGCTTCTGTACGGGGTACATAAGTACCAGCTTGCATTCTTGCCTTAAACACATCTTGGCCAACATTTGGTTTGCCAGTAATCTTTCCGTAGATGTCAGAGCCTAATTGTTCTACAGCTGCGATGGGCGCAGTCACCGCGCCTGTAGCTAGGGTTAGCGCAGTTTCTACTGGGGCATCCATTAAAAATTGTTTTACATTGCGCACTTTGCGTTGTTGGGGTTCTTCGATTACGCGCCCAGATGCGTCTTTCTTTACAACCTCTGGAACACCGGCAACTAAGGTTTCTCTTAGTTTTGCCTCTTGCGATATATCACCCATTACTTGAGTGTTTTTTTGTTTTTCGTATTCTTGTTTAGTAGCACTCAAAGCGCCAAATAAATCAGTTGCCTGAGTTGCTGGTTCGGCTTTTTGTTCTTTTTGATATTCTTGTTTGGTAGTTTTTATGGCATCAAATAAACTACCAAAGCCAATACCGCCTTTAGATTCTGTGGCTGCCATAGCGGGTCGTACCCCTAAACGCTCAAAAAGTGCTTGACGGGTTTTCAAAGGGTAGCTATTAAACTCAGCTGGGGTAGACAGTATTCTTTCTAATAATCTAGTATTAATTGAACTACCTTCGCTAGACATAGATTGGCCAATCTCTAATGCTTTAGTTCTAGCATCCGCACTTAAATTTTCATGGACAAATGGATCGCTCATCGTTTTTGCCTTGGCAATGTACCGGTATTAGCAAGACTTTCAATGTTTCGAGCCTTTCGTTCAAACTCATTTAATGCCTCTAAGTTTGTTGGTTTAATTTTATTGTAAGCAGTTATTTTTTCTTGAGGCGTTAATCTGTCTGACGCAAATATTGCCATTGCTTCATATACCCTAACATCTTTATTTTCGTCCCACGCCGCTTTATAACCCCTTGGTAGATTAGCTTCATTTAATCCAAGTTGTAAGAACTTGTTTGCGCCTTTTGCCTCTAGCATTGCGCCGTAAGCCTCTCCACGCAATTTGGTTGCTATATTTTTTAATATTTCAGGCGGGTATACCTCGTTACCCGTTGCTTGAGATACCAAAGCAGTTGTTGCATCGGTCTTGCCACCAATAGCTTGATTAGTTGCAATAACAAGGTCAGCAATCTCTTTAGATAATAATTTGTAATCTGCATCGCCAATAGCTGCTCTTAATTTAGCTTCCAACTCGCCAGGCTTACCAGCCTTAAAATCCCTACTCGATTCAATTTTGCTGATAGTTTGCAACACTCTATCAACGCGATCAAGACCTGTTGGCGCCGTTGATCCAACGGCTGATAGATTTTTAATATAGGCTTGACCCTCAACAGTTGCTGATTCTTCGCCAGGAGCAAATGGGCGAATATCACCCGCTCTGCGTACTGGGTATGGCAAGGCAAAGCCAGGGTCGTTTCTAGGCGCAACCATGTCAGCGCTGGTAACACCTTTAGGCGTAGTTCCAACCTGTGGTGCTGCTGCTGGTACAACTGCAGCCGGTCCTACGGCTGCTGGTGCGGCTGCTGGTGCGGCTGCTGGTGCGGCTGCTTGAGATGGTTGGACAATTTGTATTGGCTCTAATGTGCCTGGACCTTCACGGAACATACCGGTCTGCCCACCGGAAGTAGTCAATTTAGGTGTTCGTAATGCTTGTTGGCCAGGACCTCCAATTTGCGATTGAATAACATTGTCAATAAATCGGCCAAGTTTTTCTGGATTTTGTTTCGCAACCATAAAACCCATGCGTAGCACAGTATCCACTTTTTGTTGTGGAATTCCTGCCGCTATTGCTTCTGCTCGGATTTCATTCATTGCCTCAATAGCTTGGTCGGCATTGCCACTCTCAATTCTTGGGTCATTTCTTCGTCCACCTAATATAGACATACCTATTGCAGTTTGGTCTTTATCCAAAGAAAACTGGGATTGTTGCGTTTGTGTTTTAGCTTGTTGTACCAATTCAGGGAATATTTCCCGCTCACGCTGGTACGCTTGCGCACCACGAGCCATATTGACCATTTCGGGCAATGTCATCATTGCCGGTGGTTTTCCGCTTAACGAGATGTCTGGTTTTATATTAATTGCCATGATTAGTGTTTTCTTTCCTAATTAAGCAGGGGGTGGGCTATATGTTGTTGGCAATCTAGCTCCAGCAGGGTTATAGAATTGCTGCGTATTTAAAGATGAAAGATTACTGCCATATCCACCAGGCGGAGCAACTGCGGGTGTTTGTGGTCGCATAAACTGATTTAACAAGTAGGCATTAGTAGCACCGCCAAATCCTCCTGCAAGCGCATTTGCTGATCCAACTGTTCCGGCTGCTTGTGCAGCAGCTTGGCCAGTTATTAATCCTGTTTGTCCAGCTGCAAAGTTTTGGCCAGCTTGAACTCCTGTGTTAACAGACTGTTGACCCATTCCAGCAATATTGGCTAAAGTGTTGTAAATGTTGCCACGCTCAGTCTGGAATCGGTTAAATGCGTTGCCATACTCGGTAGATGCTAGATTTTGACCATAATCAGCTAAAGAGCGCAATGTATTACCGCTGATTGCACCGCCGCCCACATTAGCTAAACGCTCCGTTGCTTGCGTTCCTAGGCGCTGGCGAAATGCCATGCTGGGGTCTAAATATTGGGCAAATTGGTCTGGTCCAAACTGAGAAGTTAAAAACGGTTTCATCCGCTCAATGTCTTTAAGGGCGGTATACCCTGTCTCGCGGTATGGCCCTAAATCTTCTCTAGATTGCTCATACATGGCCCGCTCTTGAGCCATTGCGCGGTCAGCTGCGTTTGCCTGGGTTTGGGCCGCGCTTTTGGCTGCCTGTGATTGCATATAGCCGCTGCCAATAGAAACGGCTGCAATAGTACCGGTGACTGGATCAGGCATTATTAAACTCCTTTACATAATCTTCATAAGTCTCGCCATATAATTTGGCAACATACTCAGCAGCATTAGCCGCCTCATCAAATCCGTGGACTAAGCGCACTACTTCCAATATTAAGTCGTAATACGCAGCTCGCCACATATAGGCCTTGTGTAATTGTTCTCTATTATCTTCCAATTTGTTAGCACCAATCCACTTCAAAATAAGAATACTGACGATAGGCAGCAAATTATGGGAATGGGCTTGAAAGAAATGGTTTTGGGGTAATTCCACCATAACCTGATAAATTACTTTTTCTTTCTGTTTTGGCTCTACTGGGTCGTTATCGCGCCAATCGTCAAGGCCTTGGATAACATTAAAAAAGTCCATAAGCCACCGCTGCGCAGTTAATGGCAAATTAAGAGGGGCTAATAATTGTTCGTTCATAGGTTGTAATAAGGGATTCTTTTAGACTCGCCGTTAACGGTAACCTCAATAAACCCTTCTGGGTTTGCCGGCAAAGTCGCTGATCCAGCAGTAGCCGTTGCTGCGCTAGAAAAGTTCAGTAAATTAAGCAAAAACAACTGCCAGGCGCGGGTTGGCCGCCCCGTATCATCAATCAATGGGCTGGTTGGCAGCCGTTGGTTTTGCGGTGTAGACATTAGTTTTCTCCAGCCTCTGCCTTTAAGTTTGCAGAAATAATGACTGCCTTGACGGGGTCCGAAATAGAAACCTCAAACACTTTATCGCGGGAGAACCCTAAACGCCGCCAAATAGCACGATTTAGGTATTTTCCTTGTTTTCCGATGGTTGTCCAATACTCATTTGACCAAGTCGAACCGCCATCATTAGACCAGCGCAACATTGCCTGGGGGTCATCTCCTTGGCCGGTAGACAGTCCAACGCCTGGCTGGAACTGTATCTGCAACTCATGGAAATACTGGCGCTGCAGGTCGGTTGTAATGTGCGGGGCTCTGCGTATCCGGCGGATTGGCTGGCCATCATCGGTGTAATAGTTACGGCTTAATTGATAAATCTTACCGTTTTCGTAGTCTCCAACCAAGACTTGCTGGTTAAAGAATGCGCAGCAATTACCGCGGTGGCGCTCAAATTCGTTTTGATTATTACGGTACAACCACTTATGCCAAAGGCCAGTAGTCTGGTCAAATGCCCAAGTTAAGCCATTAGTCCCAATTGAGGGAAAGGTCACTACATAGACTTCGTGGCCTTCAAGCTGGTAAGTCCACGCTAATGCATCGGACACATTCTGATTAACTAAAGTTGTTTCTACCGCATGGGTAGATATTCTCTCTGGAAAATATCCATTCATACGCACAATCATTGCCTCGCCACGGTTGTTTTTTGACACATATGCAAAGGAATTACCCATGCGAGACATAGAATATTGCGCTGCAATACCTTGCTGGGTGGATGTGCCAGGAATCCGAGTAAAGGGAAACGGCACCGCGCCCGAATTAATCCAGACTTCGGAGGACATTTCGCCAAGCAAATAGACTTCTCGGCGGTCAACAATAATGGACACTAGGTCATCTGGTGAGCCATCTTTACTAGCAAACGATAATGGGTCGGTGATTGGGCTCAGTAAGTCCGAGGCCGCCCACAGCTGCGAATCTGGTTTGTTATAAACAAAGTAATTGTCGGTTATATCAACCGTTCCGCCACCTTCAAATGGGCCATCGGTTGCAGGCAATACAGTCCAATTTATGGCATAAATAGCGGTGCTGCTCACCGTCTGGGATGCGCTGACTGTATATGTTCCTACTCCGCCTGATCCTGTACCAAAGGCCGTAATGATAGTCCCATCGGTTACGCCAGAACCTTCAATGGTTTGGCCTATTCGTAAAGTTCCGCTAGTCACCGCTGAAACAGTCAAGGTTGTGCCTGCAATCGCAGCCGTTACGATGGCGGGCGCGGCGTTGGAATTAATAGTGGTTGACGCTACAGTTTGGGAGTCGCTAACCGTATAAGTTCCAGTTCCGCCCGTGCCTGTACCCAAAGCAGTAATGACGGTATTTTGGTCAATTCCCTGTCCAAAAATAGCCTGGCCAACTGCAATTGTTCCACTTAAAACAGAGGTTACAGTTAAGGTTGTTGTTGATATTGAACCGGTAAAGGTTGCTGCGGATGGATTAGAGATAAACCAGCAATAACGGTAAGTCTCATCCACAATGTAGACATTCACTCCGTTGTCCACAATCCCGACCAGTCCGGTTGAGGAATTCATCTGGCCAATCATTTTGGGTGTGTAATCAGACTCCATCACATACACAAAATCACCGCATACGGTAACGACTTGAGTGCCACCTGACAGGGTACGAATGCCCCGTACTTCTTCTTGATTTGGCAGAATAGCAACTGTTTCAAGTCCTGGCGTTGGATAAAGCGCCATAATGCCGCGGTCACCTTGAGGTTTAGTTGGGTCTATTTCTGGGAAAAAATTAATGCATTCCTGGGCATCTTGATAAATAGAGGGTGCCTCGTAAGCTGCGCCAACAAATCCAAAGTCAGGCATTAAAAGCCTCCGGTCAGAATCCAACCAGCATCTGCTCTCTTACCAACAATCAATGAATCCTCAAATCGCGCCACCTGCATAGGTTTCATATTGTTGCGCTTAATGGTTGCCTTGGCATGACTAGCAAAGCCATTAATCATCTGTATTTGCGTTGGGCTGGCTTTGCCATACATCGGCATCAAACGCTCTGCTAAACACCATCTAAGGGCCATTAAATAGCCCTGTGGGATAACTATCTCATCATTAATGGTGGTAAAACGCTGAAACAAGGTATCGGCAAAGATGTGCATCTCGCCTTGGGATGGATTAGGCCATACAAAAATGGTTCCCAACGCCTCGCTTGGCTGGTAGTACAGGGCGCGAGGCCAAGGGCCATTTAAGGTTTTTAAACCTATCATCTCGTAGTTCTCTAAATTGAGAATGGTTATTGGGTAATCTAAGCCGCCATTCAAAATAGGCTGACCATTGGAGTTAGTATTTACCCTTACGAAAGCAGAATTAATTGACAAAGGGCGCTCGTAATATGCACTAATAGTAGTGCTGGCAACGGTCTGCGAGATGCTTACGGTATAAGTTCCATTGGAATTAACATTGCCGCCCGCACCAGAGCCAAAGCGCGTAATCTTGGTGCCAGCTGCCACACCAGAGCCTGTTAAGGTCATACCTAGAGCAATTGCGCCAGCTGCTACATTGGTGACAGTCAAAGTTGTGCCGCTAATTGATCCTGTAATCGTGCCGCCTATTTGGCCTCCAGCACCAATGGTGTACTGGGTTTGTCCGGAAGTTAAGGTAAATATGATTTCGGTCTTATAAAAGACCATCATTTGCTCATTGGACCATTGGTCGCACATATCATTGAGCATATCAAACGCGTCTTGCGAATCCGCAGGCGCGGGAGTCTCACCAGCCTCCAGAGCCCCAATATCTTTAAGGGCGCGAGAGATGATGTCGATTGGTTGTGTCATATCGTCACCTTAAATGTGTCCACGGCCCAGGGCGGCTTAGTTGTTGCTGCTAAACTTAGCGCATCCAGTTGCTCTTGTAATCTGTATTTTATGAGATGTTTGCCGTCTTGGGTAGCATCTAAATCAAGCCAATGGATAACCTGGTGTTCGGCTGTATCGTCATCCACCATGTGCTGCGTCAGCATTTTCCAATTACCCTCAGTTATTACAGAGTTTTTATCATCTGTTGCCATGCACCAATATTTAACGGATTTAAGAGCCCCATCAATAATTAGGGTCTCTAATATTTTCCATTGATAATTAGTCATTATTTAATGGCATCTTCAAAGGGTTGCAAATCATATCCAGCGTAGTAATCGCCTTTAGCAATTTGAATTTGCAAGTGTTCTTTATTTCTAACTACCGTATCTGCCCAATCTTCATCAGACATCATTTCAGGCTTGCCAGCCAATAGAAGATTTACGCTATCCATTGCGGCAGAATAATCTTTAGCTACTTTTTGTTCTTGGGTTAATTTAGTCATTTTATTTTCCTTTAAGTTGGTCAATTTCTGCTTTTAATTCTTTTACTGCGTTAATTAAATACCAAGTTAAATCGCTAGGGTCAACACCTAAAAATCCTGTGGATTCTTGTTTAACGCAATTAGGTATAACCTCTTGAAGTTCTTGTGCAATTACCCCAAGTTGCACGCCCTCTTTTTGAATTGCTAATTCTTGTGGTAATTCAGTAATTTCTTCTGGTTTACGATATTCAAAATTACGCACTTGAATTTGCATAATTTTTTCAAGACCGATATTGTTATTTACAATATTTTTCTTTACTCGTTTATCTGATGTTGTTGACCAAGATGCAGAGTTATTTCCAGCATAATTGCCACCACCACCAGCGTTCATAAACCCTGTGCCAGTACCTTTTCCAACAGAGTTATACCCAATAACAATTTCTGATGAATTAGCACTAGCCGATGGTGAAGAATAACCCCCAATATAAATATTATTTCCACCAGTAGTTATATCTGCTCCGCCTACAGGTGTTCCGTATCCAGCAGAAAGACCAATACAAGTATTATTTCCACCAGTTGTAAGAGCATACCCAGCTTGATAACCTACTGCTGTGTTGTTAGAGGCGGTGGTGTTTGCGTTTAAAGAACCATAACCTAAAGCAGTATTATTAGCACCAGTAGTATTAGCGTAAAGCGCTTGATAACCCATTGCTGTGTGGTTAGATGCGGTGGTGTTTAACTGTAAAGATGAATCACCTAATGCCACATTGTAAGAGCCTGTCGTATTTGAATTAAGCGTATTTACACCAAAAGCATCATTGGCTGTGCCTGTAGTGTTACTTCTCAATGCTAATGCACCAACAGCAGTAAGCTGTCCTGTTGTGTTTGGATAAGCAGCTTGATAACCTACGACCGTGCTGTAAGAGCCTGTAGTGTTTGAGTAGAGACTTTGATTACCAATGGCAGTATTGTAGCTACCAGTTGTATTACTATATCCAGCTTGGTAGCCTACTGCGGTGTTGTCTGATGCAGTACCATTTGATGCAAGTGTTTGCCTTCCAATAGCCACATTCTGACTACCTGTGGTGTTATTAACTAATGCCGCATTACCGACTGCCACATTGTTTGAACCTGTGGTATTTGCGTTTAATGCTGGTCCACTATCTACTGCGTTAGTTCCACCGAGTGCAAGGTTGTTAATACCAGTCGTGTTTGCAGTTAAAGCAGATTGACCAAAAGCACAATTTCCATAGCCTGTCGTATTAGCGGCTAATGCGGATGTACCGAAAGCTGATATACCTACACCAGTAGTATTTGCGTATGCAGCTTGATAACCTACGGCTGTGTTATTAGATGCGGTGGTGTTTGAATACAAGGCTTGGTCGCCAATCGCAGTATTGCTTGACCCTGTTGTATTGGCAAGCAAAGATAGATAACCTACTGCGGTGTTGTCTGATGCGGTGGTGTTGGCTTGAAGTGCTGCTACACCAACAGCAGTATTGTTATTTCCAGTAGTATTATTTTGTAATGCCGCACTTGTTGATTCATTATTTCCACCTACTGCAACATTAGAATTACCAGTAGTATTTGAAGTCAAAGCATAAGCACCGACTGCGGTAATATGTCCAGTTGTAGTAGCCGCACCAGCAACATAACCTATTGCAGTATTACGACTTACTGTGTTAGCCGCCAAAGCACTACCGCCTAATGCCGTATTATTACTTCCCACACTATTTCCAGCCAAAGCACTAGCACCAACAGCTACATTGGTTGATACAGCACCAGCACCCTTACCAACAGTAAGACCTGAGATAGTTGCATCGTTAGTTGATGTTAAAACTGTTGATGTTAAATTGCCTGTTGATGGATTAAATTGAAGTTTTGTTGATGAAACATCTAAAGTTGTTTCTGTTCCAGCGGTCAATTCGCTAAATGTAATGTATCGCGTTGCGTTGGTCGTAGTGTCATCGGTAATGGTTACACCATTAGCATTTGCGTTCCAAGTTGGAGCCGATGCGCCATTGGAAGTCAATACATAACCAGCTGTTCCTGTTGATCCAGCAAGAGCCAGGGTACTAGAAATGTCTAAGGTTGTCACTTTGGCCGCAGCTGCAGTCGTTGCACCAATAGATGTATTGTCAATGGTTCCCGCATTAATATCCGCGGTATCGGCAATTAAACTGTCAATATTAGCAGTTCCATCAATGTACAAATTGCGCCATTCGTGGCCTGTTCGACCTAAATCGTAAGCATTGTCTGTTGCTGGATCAAAATCTGAGTTAATCCGAGCATTAAAAGTAACGGTATCGCTATTGCTAGTTCCAAAAGTTGAGTTGTCATCGACTGTCAGAGTAGTAAATCTACCTGTATTTGGCGTTGTATTGCCAATGGTTGGGGGCGCGGATAAGTCTAATGTGCCGCCTAAAGTAACCGTTCCAGAGCCAGTAATTGGTCCGCCAGTAAGGGTTAATCCGTTGACAGTTCCAGCAGTACCAACTGAGGTGACCGTTCCCGTGGTTGGCGTCGCGTATGTTGGTACGCCGCCAGCCAAAGTTAAGACCTGGCCGTTAGTGCCAGCAGCTAAAAATGTTGTTGCGCCCGCGCCGCTTTGATAAGGAATAGAGCCAGTTGCTCCGCCTGCAAGATTGGTAGCCGTGGTGGCCGTAGTTGCACTACCCGCAGTTGTTGCGGTGGCTGCGTTACCCGAAATTGATCCAGTAATAACATTGGAGACTGTAAGGTCTGTTAATGTGCCAACACCGGTAATACCCGAATATGAACCACTTAAACGCGCAGAGTCAATCGTTCCGCTTGT